TGATAGCAATTAATCTAAGGTTGTTTAAATGTTCCTCAGTTGGGCTGTTATCAATTCCTTTACGTGTTGCTGTATTAGATTTAATTACTTCTTTTAAATATAAGTTTTTGCTTAGTTTCATATTCTAGCTAAATTATGTGTTCTTTTAAGCACTTGTTACTGCTTCCCAACCTGCCCCTGTGTAAACTGCTAATTTTGCTAATGTTGTATCAAATACCATCAAACCAGTAGCAGGAGTTGAAATTGCATTTTTTTGTGTAGTTGTCATTCTAGGAGGTAAAAAACCCTGAGTTGTACTATCCACATCTAATAAAGATGATGAATCAGGAGTTGTTGTTCCTACACCTAAGCCACTAATATTTGTGAAGTAGGCTTTCGGAGTCAAACTGTTTGATTCTATTTGAAGCCTATCTTCGTAAGTGTTTAAAGAACTCGCAGTTTGAAACCTTACACCGTCATTTACATCATTTGGATTAGAAGCCCCTTGAATAACTATCGGAGCGTTAATGTTTGCCGCACTTATATTTTTAACCCTCGTTAAGTTTCCAACCATTATTTCAGCATTACCAGCTACACCCGTATTTCCAATAAATTCAAATATATTATTTCTTGACTGAAAAGTTAGCCCGTCATTATGGTCTCCATCATTCCTGTCATATATTTTAGAACTCACAGCATAACCCGAATTAAACTCAATACCTGCCCTAGCTACACCTGTTCCTAATATTAAATTTTCTCGTGCATTTGTAGGGTTTGCCAATGTTAATATTGCATTGTCGTCAGCAGTAAACCAAGCAGAGCCTACAGACCTTTCTAAAACCAAAGAATTTCCTAATGAAGCTCCTTTGACTGTTACTTCACCATCCTCAAAAGCTAGAGTATCTGTTAAGGTTACAACCCTACTAGCACCTACCGTTCCGTTTCCAGTATAAAAAGTAGTTATTTTTGATCTGATATAATTAACAAAACTTAAAACAGTAATTTTAGCACTTTCAAAAGTTACCCCTAAATCTTCAGTAGAATCAAAATCTATTAAATCATCATCTTGAGTTGTTACTTCCGTTCTTGTTTTCGAGTATTGGTTTATCTGTTTGGCCATAGCTTAAAAGTTTCTTTTAATAATATTATCGTTTCTGCTTGTAAATTTAATTATATAATTTGATGTTCTGTTATCTAATATTCTAGTTTTTTCTATAGATTCTGGAGCAACTTCAATACTTCTTAATATTTGTTCATTCAATAAGTTGTAATCTGTAACAATAAAAGAATTACTTAGTGCTGCATTTTTGGTAAGAAATTCAGAAACTGAGCGAGGTATTAAATCGGCTTGCAAAGTCCAATTTTCTATAATTTTATCTTGAACTTGTTTTTGTTTATGTTCTTGAGTTTTATAAATTATTTTTTCAAAACCCTCGCTTTCTTCAAAGAAATTACCTCTAATTCTAATTGATTGATTCCAGTTTAAATCGGTAAAATCAAATATAGAACTCATTATATTTCCGTTTTGTACTGTTTCAATTTTAACAGTACCATCAGCAGCTTTATCAGAATACCCCATTAATTTGTAAAGTTCACTTTCAAAAGTAGAAGATACACCAATAACAGAAAGTTCTGCTTTAATTTGATATTCGCCACCTCCATAGATATTGTAAACTTCTTCCCATTCTAATAAATACCCAACATAAAGTTGTTGTTCAGTTGTACCGCTAGCAAAACCATTGAAAAAAGTACCATAAGTATTATCGTTTAAATCTTCAATTTTAACTCCATTTTTCCAAAGCTCGATGGCTACTGTATCACTTGTAACGAATCTCCTAAATAAAAATTGACTTTTATCGTTTTTATAATCTTCTCCACCAACCTCAGCGAATACATTACCAACATAATCACATTCTACTTCACAATAACAAAAATCACTTACAGGAATAGAAATTATTTCTGGTAAACTTTCTCCATTTACTTTAGTAGCTAAACCACTAATCGGAACGTGGGCATTGGTGTCAGGTAATTGTATTGTTATCATATTGCTTCAGCTTTTAATTCTATTGTACCGCTTGTATCTTTAAAATCTCCGTAAGGGCTAGTAGCTTTTGCGTTTGGATCAATAGTCCTTTCAACTTCTATTTTTCCACTTAAATTATAACCGATACCGCTATTCAACTGAGATCCATCTATTAAACATTCTGTAACTACATTACCACTATCAAGATACATATCCAGATTAGTAAAACCACCCTTTGGAATTATCCTATTATTAGAAGGATAAGAATACAAAGTTCCTACTTCGTCAATATTATATCCGTTTTGGTCTGTTTCTTCAATTCTATGTATAGCTGTATAATCTGTTAAATCAACAACTGCTCCTCCAGAATTAACCCATGTAATTTTGAACAATGTATTTTGACCTGTTAATATAGCACCGCCTAAATCAGTTAAGTTGTTAGGGTTAAATGTTTCTATTGTTGCAGACCAAACAGGCGTAAAACTACCATCTAAATCATAATCATAAACAGTTAAAGCAGGCGTTAATAAATGATAATCTGTTATTCCTCCAACACCTAAATCATTAATCCCTGATAAATTGGAAAACATACTAAGTTTAATTGTATAACCGTTTAAACCGCTGTAATTACTTGACTTATCGTTTAGGTTATTGTTTGGATTTGAAGGATCATAAAATAAAGAATCTACATTATTATTACCAATCCAATCTTGCCAACTAATTTTCTGCGAGAATCTTAAATTGTAAGTTTGAAGTCCAGCGGCCAAAGCTCCAGTTGTTAAACTAATATCGTTAAATTGAGAACCAGTTTCTAAATTATAATTTCTATTAGTAATTAAATTAAACTGTTGAACTCCACTAACAACAATAGGATTAGCAACATTAAAAACAAAACTATCCAATTCAAAGAATGAACCAGTTATATTATTTTCAGCTATCAATCTAAATTCTAAGGTATTTAAAACAGCTTCTTTGTTTAGGTCTAAATCAAAAGATCCTTCCATTGTGAATCCGTCCTCATTCCATTGTGTTAATGAGCTAAATCCAGCATCTACTCCAACAACTTCTTTGTAAGGAAATAAATTAAAAGATGTATTAACAATTAAATCTGGAATATCAGCACTTTCATCATAAATTTCAACATCGGCTAATATTGTTACTCTATCACTATTCCCACTAACTATACTTACATCACCTAATTGAACACCAACAATAAAATAAATAGCCGATTGTGAATTTTTATTAGATAAAAAAGCCTTTTGTAAACTTGAATATTCCACATCAAAAGTCAAAGTCATTGTATTAGTTACAATGTTTGAAATCTCGTAGTTTTCAATAATAGATTCAGCACCAACTACAGGGGCTAATCCTTCATTGTTTAAAGCGTTATCATAAAGAAAGTTATTTTTTAAATCTGTCAACGTGGTATTTTCATACTCATCTTGTTCTGGTAAATAAGAAATATAAACACCAGCTCTTTCTCCAGCTGTAAAGTTTCCAACAATCTTTGAAACTTCAATAGTTACCTTTGTTTTTGAGCCGATTATTACACCATCAGCATTATCTAAAGTGTTTGCATCTTGATATATTATAGAATCTACATTGTAATTATTATTAAATCCATTAAAGTTTTCATTAAACCATGCTGTTGATCCTAAATTTATATCTGAAGTTATTAATTTTTCTGTATTTGGATTGCTTAAAACAGTTCTAAAACCTGGACTAAAAACATATTTTAAAGAATTTAATCCAACTAATAAAGGAGGTATAATATTATTTTGTAAATTACTTAATTCACCTTCTAAGTAATATGGAACAATTGTAAATTCGTGTTCTATTTCAAACCTTTGAACGTATGTAGATGGGTTTGAATCATATCTTATTTGCATTCCTCCAGTACGCCAATCTTCATAGTTTCCTAACCTTTGCAATGTAACGAAATTAGTATCTCTTACACCTCCTCCAGTATCAAAGCCAATATTAGAACCGTAATAGCCTTGATCGTTTCCTGAAACTTTAGAAGTTATATTGAAATTTCCATTGTTATCAACTAACCCAAACTTATAAACTGAAGCTGTTAAATCTGTAGTACCTCTAATAGTTGATTTAGATAATTCTTCTCCAATGATAGGGAAAACAGGGGAAACATTAGCAGTAAATATCATTACATTTGAATTAACTGTACTTATCTCTCCTGTATGAGATGATACAATAACTCCATTATCATCTTTTCTTTGAAAAACTACTGTATCACCATTAGAAAAACCATCTTTTAAGAAATCACCGTTAACATTATCAACCCTATCTTGTGCAACAATTGACAGCTTTTTACTATCCTCTGCTTGGGTAAACCATTCAATGTCTACTATTAAAACTAATTTCACATTATCCATTACAGATCCAGTTAAATTAGTGGTATAGTCTGCAAGATTATCAGTAAAACCAATCCCATTTTTAAATTGATTATAAAACTTCGTAGACCTCGTTAATATCTCTACGCCCATTATTTCTTATTTTTAATCATTTCTTTTAAACTTTCAATATCAATTTTTTCACCTTTTATATTTGAGAAATCTTCAATAAAACTATTAACATCTAAAGTTCTATTATTTCGTATTTGATTTAAAGCGTTTTGGATAAAGTCTTTTTGTTCACCTGGTTCAACTTTATCTAAAAGAGGTGTAATGTCTTTAAATTGCTTTGATATAATACCGTCTAATTGTTTATTTATATCTATCATTGAGCTTCAATATAAGTTTCTGTTAGTGTAGTAGTATAAATTTCTTTTTGTTCATATTCACCGTCTGCCGTATCTCCTGAAATTAACCAATTCAAAGTTCTAAATTTTGCAAGATTATTATTACTATCTACAAAGTTACTATTTTCTATTGTATTTAAAAAATTATCGAATCCAAAAGGCAAACCTTTTAATGTATAAAGTGCTTTTTGTCCTCCGAAATTGTTTAATACAAATGATTTTTCATTAATATATAAGTTATAAAGTACTTTAGCACTAAATAAATCTCTATGATTTGTTGGTATTTTATTTCCTTTTACAAATAATATCTTTGCTTTTGTAGTGTTATTAGTTCCAACTTTTAAAAGTCCTATTCTGCTTGTTATCTTTCCCACTAAATTAGAAGAACCTCCAAAGAATCCGATAACATTATCAAGAACATTAGCTAAATCTTCCAAAGAATTTTCTAAACCATTTAAACTATCTTTTCTATTACCTAATGCTACTGGAATAGATAATGTTTCATGCTTAGTAATGTATTTAGCGTCAGAATTTGTAATAGTATTATCATTAGTTATTATCTCATAATTAGTACCCTTAAAGTTGTTTAAGGTCCATTCATCAGCTATTTCATCAGTATCAAATTTAATTAATCTACTAAAAACTAATTCATCAGTATTAAATCTTTTAACACTTAGTAAATAGTTAGGCATTTGATAAGTTGGTGCTTGTTTCCAATAAAAATCATTTCTACTTCTAAATTCTAAAGTAGTACCATCTATTTTTATATCAGCATTAAACATTTTTTCACAAAGTTCAAAAAATTCTAATCCAGTAAATCCATAATCTCTTTCATTTGGCAAACCTGTTTTTGTTCCTTGTGGGAAACTAACCATGCCAGTAAATAAATTAACATCATCAGTTTCTAAATTAGATGGCAAATAAACTAAATCATCCAATAAACCTATAGGGCTTGAAAAAGAATAACCTAAATGATTAGCGATTTTAGTTAATGCCGTTCTAAGTCTTAATGTCTTATGAGTTCTAGGAATTGGAAGTAATGCCTCAAATATTTTTATTGATAAATTAATTAATGCAACTACCATGAAAATGGTAAAAACAACATTTAGCAAAAGAGCAATTATAGAATAAATAAGACCCCCTAAATTGAATCCTGTTCCTACAGATGGAACTACTATTACTGGAATAGGTGTTGCTGCATCAATCACTTTACCAGCGTTTTCTCCTAAATCTTTTATTTGTCTTTGCAACTGAACAATAAGCATAAAAGCAATGACTACATTCATTAGAATTTCCATCCTATTGTTTTCTTTTTCAACTACATATTTTACACTTGTATAGTCTGCTTGTGTAAATACTCCGATTGATTCTAAGTAGCTCATTGTAATTCCCGACAATCTATCTCTAATGCTTGTTAGCCCTTTCGCTAATTGAATATTTGCCTTAATGGTTCTATCTTCAAATAATTCAACTCCATCAGCACAATTAACATAACCATCAAATGATTTTTTGGAAGTGTTAATATTATAAGCATCTATACTAAAAGGAATACCTTCAAAAATACGACCTGCACCAATCCAATCTCTAATTGTTTGTGCTTCATTATCAACAAAGGTAAATGAATCTACATCAATACTTGGTTGCACCCCACCATCTTCAAAGTTTGCTTTAATAGATATGTCCTCCCATTCAATAGGGGCATCAACAACTTTGTTATTTAAGTTAAATCTAAGTTTTGCGTTTATAGAGGTTTGGCTCATTTTCTAGTAGTGAATTTGCTTTTTACTTTTGTTTTCGTGCCATCTTTTGAATAGTTCTGAAATATCATTTTCTTAATAGTATCAATATCACTACCTAAATATGTTTCTTTGTTATTGATCGCTGAAACAATACTTTTTTCCAATGTATCAAATTTACTCAATATTTGCTCATTGCTATCAAATCTATTTTCTTTTATTGTTAATTGTGGTGTGTTGTAAGAAAGTAAATCATTATTAAAATCGTGTACTATATTAGCTGCATCATCATTACTAATACCTCCAAATTTAGCATTATTACCTTTATCAACTACTCTCTCGTTTTCGTGTAACATAGCTAAATGACCACCATTTGAATCTAAACTACCTTTGTTTCCAGTATCGGTTGTACCATCTAAAAAGCTAGGTAATGAAGCAACAAAAGATGTTAAAACAGTAGTAGATGTAATAGCACTTGTTAATGCTTGACCTGTTGTTTTACCGTTATCTAATTCAGAATTAAAAGCCGATATAACCGCTAAAGCCAACTCAAACTGTTTTTCTTTTTGTAATAGTTCTTCTTTCTTTCTATTGGCTTCTGCTTGGTCTTTTTGATTTTGACCTAAACTAGCAGCAGCATCAGCGTTACCTTGTGCCGCTAAATTTTGTAATTGTTCTCCTCGTTTTTCTGTAGAATCAATTTCTTCATCAGCTTTTTTTAATTTGTCAGCAAAGAATTTATCATTTAACGCTTGGAGTACTGATAAAACTTTTTTTCTGTTATTGATTTGATTATCTAATGTTTTCTTTTCGTTTTCTTCTTCTTTTTCAATTCTTTCATTTTGTTGGTCAAGTAAAGCATCATTCAATTCTTTCTGAATACTAAGGAACTCAACACTTCCATCTTTTTCTAAATCTAATCTTCTAATTAAATTGTCAATATTATCTTGTTCCCTTGTTTTTTCTAAATTTTCTAATGCTTCTTTAGTTTCTTTAGCATTACCCGTAATAGCAACAAATAATGCTTCTTCTTGAGCAATAATATCTTTCCTGATATCAATAGAACTTTGTTCTGATTCGTTCAAATCATTTTGAGCGTCTTCCAAGTCTTGTATTACAATTCTTCGTTCTCTTATAACTTCTAATGTTCTAGTATTAATTATTTCAGATTGTTCTAATAGCTGTATTTGTTTTGCTAATTCTGTAGCATCTAAAAGCAATAATTCATCAACATCTAAACCAGCAGCAGAAAGTTCTTGTAAAACATCTTTTTGACCTCTAAAACTATCTTCAGCTAATTGACCAGTTTTTTTTAATAAAGCTGACCTAACTTCTAAAGTTTCTTTTTCATTAGCTATTATCCTTTCATTAATCGTTTTTTGATTATCAAACCCATCAATAAGAATATCCAAATCTATTTCTAATCTATCTTGTTTTATTTGCCTTATTTCTTTTTCGTTTTCTAAAACTTCATTTTTTAATTCATTTTCCGCGTCTATTAATTTGTTAACTGCCGCTGTTTCCGCGTCCCTTAAATCTTTACCTGCTCCCCCAGCTAATTCTTTAATTCTTATTAACTCCCTCGATATTTCTAATTCTTCATTTGCTATTCTAACATTAAGGTTAGCTCTTTCCACTTGTAATGATTGTCCTTTAAAAATTGCAGCTTGTAAATCATTGAATGACCTTGTAGAATCGCCTGCTATTATTTGCTGTTGCTCAATCAATCCATTTAATACCGTCAATCTCTTTTCTAATGGTCTTATAGCTTTTTCAAAGGCTATTGTTCTTCTTTCTAATTCAATAGCCGCTTTTGCACTTGCTTCAGCTTTTGCCACGAAATCAGTTGTTGCTTCGTTTGTTCTTGCAAATGATTTATCCAAACTAGTAGCAGATTTATCCAATTCACTCATACCTACAGCTGCCAAACCTAAAGATTTAACCAAACCTAAAGCATTAACATCACCAGTTGATAAACCTTTGCCTAAATCAACTATATCTGAAATAAAAGAAGAAGCTGCATTAGAAGTTTGATCCCAAATACCACTCAACCCGCTTGTTGTTTCTCTTAAACTTTCGCTCCCTTCTTCAGTATTTTCTAATGCTTCTTGTAATCCATCTAAAGAAAGTTTAGCACCTAAAGCAGCAGCGGCAAACCCAAGTAAAGAACTTGATGCTTCTTGTAAAGTGCCTGGGTAATTACCTACGTTTCTTTGAAATTGACCAGCTGCTTCGTCTACATCTTTTAAAGTTTTATCTAAATCGTTTACTTCTTTTTCAAGCCTTTTAGTTTCTTTAGTTGCTTTACCTTCAATTAATAATAGATTTTTAAATTCTTTTCTTAATGTATTTAATCTTTTACTTTGCTTTTGGTATTCATCAGTTAAACCAATAGCTTCTTTTATTTGGTCTTTATTTATTTTTGTAGATTCTGCTTTCCTTAAGTTGGCAACTGTTAGCTCTTGGGTTAACTTGCTTAACTCTATTTCTTCGGCTTTAGTTAATTTAATAGCTTCAGCAATTTCTTCATTGCCTAATCTTCTTTGTTTATCAGATTTTAATTGTCTTTTTATTAAATCATTTTTAGCAGCTGATAGTTTTTTTGTTTTTACTTCTAACTCGCTTAAGTTTTTAGAAGTTTCATCTTCAATTGCATTTAATTTATTTTGTAAAGTGGTTCTTTGTTTATCAATTTTTAATTTACTTTCAAAAGCCTTATTTAATTTCTCGACATCTGCGTTAGCTTCTTTTAACCCTTCAAAATTATTAGCTTTATTTTTGCTTAACGCTTCTTTAGTTATTTTTGTAGTTTGAGAAAGTTCTTTGTTAAGCAAATCAACTACTTCAATTAATGCTTTAGTGCTATCTATGGTGTTTTGCCATAAATTCTTTTCAACTACTTGATCTTGGGTTATTTTTTTAGCCATTTTGTTTGATGCTTCTTAAATAATTATAATAATCTGCTACTGTAATTTCTTTTGTATTTATCTTAATACCTTGCATTTTCTCCAAATGAACTAAACTATCTCTGAAACTCGACCCTTTTTTGCTTGTATCATACATTGATTTTAAAGCGTTTTTTTCAATGTTTATGTAGTTTAGTAGTATTCTATCTTCTTTTTCAATGTAATCAGCTTGAAACATTGCTATCCTTCGCTTAATCTTTAATATATCTTTGTATTCATCACTCAATCCAAATTCGCTAAGATATTCATCATAAATCCCAGCCCATATTGTTTCTAATTCTTTTGTGTTTTCACATTTTACATTATCAATAAACAACCATTTCAACTCATTCGTATCATGTATCTTTTGCCAATTATACATTGGTAAATCATCAATGCTACTATACTTTTTTGAGAATTTCAATAATAAGTTTGTCTTTAAGCGTATCAATAAGTTCTTGTAAATGTTCTTCGTTAAGTCCAAGAATGTCCTCACCCCATCTATCATAAAGGTTTGTATCTTTGCCATTGTCGTCTGTTTTAATAGGGTCTGCATCAATTTCTAATAAACTTGTATCTACTTTAGCTGTAATACTTGCGTAAAATTCGCTAGTATCTAACAAATTTACAACATCTCTTTGTTTATTTGGGTTTAATTGTAGTGTAAAATCTGAATAACCTCCACCAATATCAGAAAGTTTAACGTCAAAACTGTTTTTACCAGTTAATAATTGTTTCCTATTGGCTTCTTCAATCCAATTAAGAATAGCCCTATCAGATAAAACTTGACGTATTATACTGATAGGGTCTATTTTTAGCCATTTATTCAGACTTTCCTTTAACACTCTTCGGATTTATTTTATAATAGTACGCTTCCAAGTCCACTTTGTCAGCAAATGCTTTATGCTGTTTTAGGAATTGAGCTTTACTCATTTTTTTTATCGCTTGGTCATTAAATGAAATCTTCATGTTTTAGTTTTTATAAGTAAATAATATCTGCTGTTTCAAACTCAAAACCAGTTGAAGTAGCTGAAATAGTACCTACATCGGTAGCTGTTTGAGCTGCAAAAGTCAATTCATAAGTTCCATCAGGGTTTTCAACTGAGGCACTTACCACAACCGCTAATTGAGTAGTTGTATTAAACATTGCAAAATCACCGAACAATAAACCAGTAAAAGCTGAACCATTAGCCGAACCATCAACCGTAGTATATCTAACAGTTGCAGTTGTTGAAGTTGCAGCGTTAGAATTACTCTCATTAACGTCAATTAAGCCTCTTTTAGATAAAATATCTGTACCATGAGAAGCAAATCCTAAAGATCTTAAATCTCCATCTTTTACTGATTTACCCCAAGTTGAAGAAAAAGAAACTTTAAATATTGTTGATTCAGTTGGAAATACAACCTTACCAAAACTATTTCTTTCTAATCTAATCGGATCTAAAAAGTTATCTCTGTTTACAATTCCGTTAATATTGTTATCTTCATCAATAAGATAAACACCCATATCAACACAATTGTTACCATTTATTTTCTTTGCCAATTCAGCACTTGAAGCTAAGAAGTCAGAACTCATATTTCTAACACCTTGCGAAGTAATGAAATTCACATTGTCGATTGTCTCAGTATTTGGATCGCCTCTTTCAGTTACGAAATTAGAAATACTATCTGATAAATACCATCTTAAAGCCTTGTCGCTTTGGTTTAATAAAGCATTAATTTCTGCCTCACCAAAAGTAGCTGACAAATCAACACCATTAATACTACCATCTGCTTTAAAATATTCAACGAAAATATATTTTCTCGTTATTCCTGGATGCACTATACATGACCCAGATTGCAGGTTAAATAAACCTGTATCGCAATTACATTCTGCCATTTTTTTAAATTTTTAAATTATTATTATTATTTGATTAATAAACAAAACTATATTTAAACCTTTCAAGTACGCCAATATTTTAAAGGTCTATTTTTTAGTATTATCTATTTAGATTAAAGTGATAATTTCGGCTTTAACCTATAAAGTTTTTATTTATTATATGAATTTTTTTACTATTTCATTACTTGCTTTTGCATCTACTAAATTAACGGCAGATAAATCAACTTGCATCAATCTTGAATGTTTAGTTCCTTTTTCATCTTCAAAAATACATTCAATATAAGCTGAATGAATTTCTAAAATGTTTTCTTTTACTGTCAATCCTTGTTCTATTTGTATCATAATATTTTTTAAAAGTGTATTCTGCAATAAATGTTTTGAAATACTGTATTGCTGGACTTCTGTACAGTACTTAATATTGTTACATGATTAGAATCATAAACAGAAGTACTACTGAATCTATAAGTAGTAGATGTTAAAATCTCATAAATACCGAATTTCATTAATGGTAATAAAACCGCCCTATCACCAGCTTTTAAACTAAATGTAGATATATTAATAATTATTTTACCATTAGGTACAAAATAATCATTATAACCATTATAACCAGAAGTGTTCAAAGTTTCCAAAACACCACCAATACCAAAAACATTGTTATAAGAACTTCTTATTGTAGTAGGTCTAACATAAGCTAAACCAGTTAAATTATCAATAGTGTAAGTTTCTGTGCTTGTGGCTAAAACACCACTTACACTAGTCCATCTAATTTTATTGCCAAAAGCATTGTTATATAATAAAGTATTTCCTGTTGGGTCTGTAACCAAGTCTAGCTCCTGTATAAATAAAGGGATTGCAGGATGTGTAAAGTTATAACCTCCATTGGCTAATTGCCAAGCATCGTCATAGGCTGCATAAGAAATTACCTGATAAGTGAAATAATCTCTTTGGTATTGAATACCACTTTGAACAACTGCTGGAGTACAAGCCCCTATTCCTCCGCTTAAAACTTCAAATGTACTTACACCATCCGAATCAGTTATTGTAGCAGGTAAACACTCTAATATAGGCTCTGTATCACAATCATCACAATCTTTTGATTTTCTAATTGGTAAATCAATTAATAATTCTACACCACTTAATTTATCGTTGAATATTCGCTTAGTATGACCACCTTTTGAAGATACAAATACTCCGAATTTAGCATGATTAATTGCTTTGTAAGAATCAACTTTACCGATTAAATTACTCCTATCTAAATAAGTTATGAATTTATCCAATAAGTTTCTCATTGGTTTTATAGAAAACTCGTAATGTTCCTGTGTAGTCCAATTATTTTCGTCTGTTTCAGATAAAAAGAACAATCTTAACTTACTTACTCGGTCAATTCTAGCATCATCAGCGTTATTAAAATCATCTTCCAATACTTCCAATAAGAAAGCCATCGGAAACTTATCAGAAGACAGCTCTTTTCTTGCTAATTCTTCTTTTGTAGCTATTACCGTCCCATGATAGTATTTTAAGCCATCTAATAAAACTTGTGAAGCTGTTGGAATAACATTACCCGAAATAGTAAATTGTTGATTGAAAATAAATTCCTTACCAACTTCATTCATTACAGTATAAGTAACTTCATCAAGAACAAACTTATAACAAGGAAATAAGTAACCAGTATTACAGGATTCAATAGTATAAGAACCATCACCATTATCAGTAATAGTATTAAAAGGCACTACAATACTAAGTTGTGCAATCAAATCTTCTACTATGTCGACGGTTTCTCTTTTCATTAATCTTTATATTGCTTCATTCCAAATAAAAGAACTGCGTAATAACGTGAATAATTATCAACTATTTTAGCAAAGTTACGCTTATTTATTATGTTAGACCAAATTAACATTTCTTTATCAGCTATTTTTTTAGCTAATTTAATATTAATTTCAGTAGATTTATACTTAATATGGTATAAATAGTCGTGAATAATAGCAGCAAAGAAAAAATCTCCATAAGGAGGAAATAACCACCATAGGAATCTCGGAGATGAACTACCGTTGAACTTAAATCCTTTAGGTATTTTAATAATTTCTTCATTTGATAATTTTATTATTAATTCTTCTAAGACAACATAATGAGAATCTTTAGTGATCGGGTAAACCATTGAAGTTTTAACCAATCCATTCTTCAAATACTCACGAACATTGGTTTTAGTTATCATCATTTGTTTAATAATATTTCAATCATTCCTTTAATTGCTGAAGTTTCAATTAATACATTATTCATATTGGCGTTTATTTCCTTGAACTCTGAATCTGTTTTTTCAATATATTTTGAGGCTGTTTCTTGCGTTTTCTCAATCCTTAAATGTAAAACTTCATTATCTTTAGTCATCTTGTCTTTTAAGTCTTGAATTTTGTCCTCGTTATTATTAACGTGTCCTTTTAACGTGAAAAAAGCAGCAGTTACACCAATAACACCGCTTAAAGCAGTCATTAAATTTCCTATATTACCTTCTAAATCCATTATTAATAATTTTCTGTTACGTAGTTGTTAATATGGTTTAATATTTCATCGTAAAACTCTTGCGTCAATGCTCCATCTATAACAACGCTCTGCATTTCAAAGGAAGCGCTCATCCAGTCACCACGTAATATTTTAGTAATAGTCTTATCTAGTTTAGATTCTATTTCGTAAATCTCAGCAGGCGTCTTTAAACCAGCCTTATACTCCAAGACTAATTCAACCCTAATATCATTGAAATAGTCCAATCCATCTTCTTTATATTGCTCGTAACCGTCTTTTATAATTAAATCATAAAGTAAATCAGCAGCAGTTAAAGAGCTGTATTTATTAATAATTTCACCCTTTATAGCTTGAGATGGCTCACTACTAAAATAAACATCAACACCAAAATCATTATAAACGCACGATGTATGAACGTGATTGTTGTTTAACCATTTATTGAAAAAATGCCCCTCAGCATTGTTATTCTTTGGTTGTATTTCTAATTTATACATTCTCTAATTTTTGAACATCTATTTGTTGTGTAATCTTTGCAACATTTTGGTCTATCTTCATAAACAGAACACAACATTGTTTTTCTATCTAATAAAACACATAAACCATCATCACTTTTTTCTAATGTAGCAAAATTATCTTTATACATCTCATCGAAATGATTTCTTTTACTTTCAAGCTTTGGGAATCTTTTTATAAATTCATCAGTTCTTTTTACTAAATGCTTTTTAACAGATTTAACACTACTATCATATTCTTCTTTATCTACTTCAATAACAAGTTTACAACAAGCACTATTAATACATTTTAAACAATCTATCCCCATGTTTGCAATAATAACCTTCTATTTTCTAAATCAACATTATCATTATTTGTGTTTAACTGAACAGTAATAACATCACCAGCAACCAAACCGTCTAAAGCATAAGTTGATTGAACACTTTGCAAATTTTTCTTTTGCCATTTATCTATACATACAGAATCTAAATCAGTAGTTCCATTTTTAGCAAAATAAAGTTCTATTTCTTCGTTTTGGTCGCACTCACCGTTAATTATAGAATATAAAACATAATCACCATCAACAGTAATTGTATAAGTTAAACCTGGAACATTAGTTGGCGTATTGCTGCTAAAATTATTAGATGAAGTTGTTTCAGTTACTTGAACTTTCAAATAACCTGAAACAGCATCTTCACTACTACTTATGACAATATTACTCATTATGCCTTAGTATCTTCAATTATTTGAGCGTTACCACCACCAGCAACAGAATCCCATATTCCACTTATAGTACCTGTATATTTATCTTCTAAATAAACATCATTCTTTTTTAACTTAATAGCACTTGATACGGTTGCTGTTGCTCCATGTGCAATATACAAATCCTGATTAGTGTCATTTCTAATTACAACTTGTTTTCTATCTGCATTAGCCGCTAATAAAGTAACGGAAGTAATTGAAACTGCAACCGTACTTGCAGCACCTGTATCTGCTAAACCTAAACCATCAGTATTTGCAGCAATAGACTGCAATTCTGTTATCATAGTGTCCTGCTTGGACTCTTTAGCACCGTTGGTGTTTAAAGTTTCTACTCTTGTGTCGATTGACTCTAACTCTAATAGTAGGTCATCATTTGATTGTTGCACTTGACTCATTTTATTTATTTATTTTATTAGTAATAACTTTCAGATACCATTGCAAAACCTGTTGAGTTTACAAAGATAGCTTTTATGTCGCCTCGAAAATCATCTATTGTTAAATGATCTCCTCTTTTTAATTTCCAATTGTAATTAGTTGTTGTAACCCCACCGCCTCTAATAACATACATTATACCGTTTGAATTGTTTTGTATAGTAACTTCTTTCCTTAGAACATTTGAAGCCATTAAAAGCACCTCTGTAAGACTTGCAGGTATGTTATCAGTATTAACCAAAGAAGCCAAAGTGCCTCTTTCGATACCATCAACAGCATCAATTAAAGTTTGCATCTTTGCAACTTCAACTTCCCTCCTTAAATCGTAACTTTTAGCCATTCTAATTACTCTTTGTCTTTACAACTAATTTAGCAGTTATTAAACCGCTTGTATTTCCATTCGGTTCAATTCTTACCCTTATGCTTTTACCCATGAAATAAGAATCTCTAATGCTAATTAAATCATCATCCATTGGGAAGTAATCTAATATGCCTTCACAATCATTGTTGTTTAAAGGAATCCAATCAATATTATCAGCGCTTTCTTCAACGTATATTTTAGGAATACCATCTAAACCACTACTATTAATAGCCAAAACCCATCGCATATCTTGACCGCAATCAATCTCATACGCTCCAATTTGAGTAATGGAAGCATCAGCATCAGTTAATAGAAATTCAGTTCTCATATACCACTTGTATTTTCTAAAAGTTGTATGTTTTCTTCTGGGTAGTCAGTAGAATTATCACAAATATACCATTGTATTGCATGACTATTATCTACGCCTTCATTATACGCTTGTACAATGTTACCTTTAAACGATGCAGGAAGCCCTAATTCAACACTATTTGATACCGTACCACCTGCTGTATTAATCACTTGGTTTTCTCTCACATAATGAAAGTAAATCAATTGAGTTAACATCTTACGTATTCCCTCGCTAGTTACTACACAACTACTTTCATCTATATTAAATGAGTTGAATATATCTAAGAATCTTTGAGTTTGTGGTACTTGTGGATTAGTAACAGTTAAATCTGAAATAAATAAATCGTATAGTTCAGCACCTAACAGTTTTAATAAATATTTCTTTTCATACTTTTCAATATAAAAATCAATCTGATCATAACAATTTTTTGAAATGTTATATTCTCCTGTAAAATCTGTGTTGACTACTATACTCATTTTATTTTAGTTTTGCAGAACCTTTATTGATTAAGATGGTTGCTGTTTCTCTTGTAACAAGATAAGTTGCCCCTTCTTCCAGGTGCTTATCTTTTAAAGCAACAATATAAACTTGAGCATCTAATTTAGACAAATCAACTTCTACCTTCTTAATCACTTTGTTTTTAAGTTTTTTATTTTCCATAGTTATTAGATTTTACCACCAAAAGCCCACTAATTTAATAGTGGGCTGTTTGATTAGTGTTTAAGATTAAGCAGTTTCTAAAGCAGCTTTATCAGTTGCAAATACTCCTGTAACAAATGCTGGTCTTCTGTTAGTTTTAACTAAACATAAACCTCTCCACTCAGCTAATACAGTTACTAAGTTCTTAGTGAAATCATCTGAATCTCGACCAACTTCTATAGAAATTTCTCCTTTGTCATAAACAGTAGCAGATGGGAAGTTTCCAATTAAGTACTCTCCAGCCGTTACTAAAGTTGTAGGAACTAAAGCAACACCGTCTAAACTAAGTTGACCAGCAACCATTGCTAAACGGTCAATATAACGTCTATCAGTTGTAGAAGTTTTAATCAATTTTAGAGTAGTAATAGTATTAGGATGAACAAAAGCGTGAGTTGCATCTTCTTGTTCGGCTACTTGAATTTGATTCATTGCAACTGTCAATACATCAGCTTCGTTAGCGTTATCAACTGCAAGAGCAAAAGCACCAGCTGCAAAAGCAGTAGCAACTGTTTTAATACCGTTTAAGTTAGATCCAGCGTTATCACCTTGATAAACTTGGTTTTCAACATCTTTCAATAATTCTCTCATTAACTCGTTGTTAATTTCGGCAGTCATAAAAGAAATATCATTGATCATTTCTTCAGATACTTTAATGAATGCAGTTCTTTTCTTTACAGATTCAGAAACAACAACTACATCAAAGTCGATTTGATTCTTTAAAACACCCTCTGCAGTTCCACCAGCAGCACCATCTTTGTTAGCTTGAGATACCCAAGAAATAACATTTGATTCAGCTGTACCTCTTGTAACTACATCTAATAATCTGATTTGTCTTGAAGCTATATTGTCAACTCCAGATAAACGTTGTTCAACTGGTACATTACCCCCTGATACATTTGTAGAAATTAACATAGTCCCAGCAGCTTTGAAGCTCATTCTAGCACCTTTGTTAGATTTCATTTCTAATAAAGTTTCTTTATTAGCTTCTAATCCTTTTTGTACAGAGTTAACAACAGCAGCACCATCAGTTTTTTCTTGTTCAGTAAGTTTTTTAATTTGTAAACCGTATTGTTTTAAAGTTTCGTTTAAAGACTTAGATTGTAAAATGTGATTTGCAGATATTTCTTCTTTCAAAGATTTGATTGCTTCAACATTATCTTCTTGACCTTTTGCAACTAATTCCGCTAATACTTCAGCATTCTTTTCGTTGTACTCGTTGTAAAGTCCAGCAATTTCTTCAGCACTTTTTTCTTTGAATTGTTCTGTAGAAATACCTTTGCTTTCTAAGAATAAATTAAATTTTTTCATTATTATTTTTTTAAATTATTATTAATTATTTTGTTAAGTTTAAATAAAAATCATTGTAATCATTCGGCTTAACCTCTGGAGTAGCTTTCGTTGGCTCTTTTACCATAAGTGAATTTATTACATCATTATATTTAGTTTGGCATACTCTTAAATTCATTTCAATTTCTTCTAGTCTTTCATCTGTTCCCTTACCATTCTTTAAAGCGTTGGTAAGTCCAAACATCTTTTGGTTAAGTTGCTCTAAGTATTCAACACTATTACCCTTTGAAACTGTTAACATTGGTGTATCTGCATTAGATCCAAATGTAACAGCTGAACCCTCCCAAAGAATAACCTCTTTTAATAATTGAATCCCATCCTCTCTTATTTCGGTCTTATCTGTAATAGTTTGAAATCCAATAGAATGTTCTGTAATTATTCCATCTTGATAATCTAAAAAAGCATCATTACCTTTTGTGCTTCTTCCTAAATCAGCATAAGCAATTAAACCATCTGCCGATTCTTCTATTTGTTTGAATATTCCAATTTGATGTTCAAAGTCATGGTAACGTAAAAATTTTATTTTTCTGTTACTCATACTTTCTGGTCCACGTTCTTGGATTGATTTAGTAAATGCACCCTTTACAATTACATCACCATCTGAATCAATATTGTTGAATTTAGATAGCATAAGTTTAACACGCCTTCCAGCTGTATCAATATCCTTTACTGATAATTCTATATTTTTAGTCTTGAATAGGTTGTACATCTTTTATTTTGTTTAGAGCATTAATTGTTTCTTCGCTTAAATCATAGTTTTCTTGTAATAAAGCTATCTTACTATCCTTATCAATAGGCATCATTAGAATGATATTAATACCCTCCATTACTATCTTATCCTTTTCAGCTTCTTGCTTCTTATCCGATTGCAATGCTTCAACTCTTGAAAAGTCTTTTCTCATTCTATAGTTACCATCTGGATAATGATTCTTAACAATATATTTAGTATGTTTTGCTGCAATCTTATCAGCTAAAGGAATTACTACGTTGGTATACATTGCTTTCTCGGCTTCTAATCTATTGTTAAAAGTCTTATTTGCTGGATCATTAAATAGTGAACTATCTAATCCTAATACATTACACATGGACCTCAATGTAATAACACCACTTTCTACCAATTGTAAATCAGTAGCACTCATAGCCATTGAAATATATTTCAAATCCTTATTGGTAATGCCTACACCACCATACTTTTCAGTTCCAGATATTCTTTTGTTTAATGAAATTTGTGCTTGTCTTGCTTCTGGCTCGGTCATTGGTCTATTTGACTGATCCGTTAACATACCAGCCATACCTCTATTTTGTAGTAAGTGAGCTTGTGCATCCCATTTGTCGTTTCCTACTTGAATAACATTTGCAGCTACTTGGAAAACAGATAGCCCTTTATAAGATTCTTCTACTGATTGATAAGATGGATTGAATAGTTTAATATGTTCTAACTGATCAACATCATAATATCTTTTTGTTTTCCCTATCTCAAATGTATATTTAAGGTTAGGCAAAAAGAAGTCATTGTTTGAACTTATTTCTATATGATTGCTTGGTAGTATATCAATTTCTTCAATCTTACCATTTAGTTCAGTTCCTAAGGTATAAGAGTTTCCAGAAGTAAGTAAGTAGGTTGATAGTTGTTCGTCTATGTCTTTCCAGGTATAACCTTTGGCCATGTTTGGATTATCCATTAGATCATGAACGGTAGTATCTAATACTTCTTCCCATTCACCGTCTATTTTTTGCTCAACTATCCATTTAGCACTTGAATAAACATCTACTATTTTTTTAATAACTGAATAGGCATCAACATTAGATTCGTAGCTTTCTTCAATTAATTTAGTTAGGTTACCGTTATTAGTTGTAAACTTTTCAAATAATGTTATTACATCATTTGAATTCTTTAAATTAAATAACTTATCTAGTATGCTCATTAAATTAAATTAGGGCTAAACTTAATTAGCAATTAATTTGTTTAAATACAAAGTTAAATAATTTTTATCAACTATTTTTATTTAAGGAATAAAAAAACCATTTAGAAGAAGTAACCAGCATTATCTTGAACTAATTCATCATATCCATAACGCAAAGCATCAATGATGTGATTCCAATTATCAATTGGCGTATTACTTTTTTTATTATCATTCCAAACATAATTATTAAGCTCTCTATGCATCTCTACATCTTCAACTCTAGTGTTTATTGTCTTTTCATTTAATCTGGCTAATCCGTTCTTAATTGAATCGGGACCTTTACGACAAGCGACAACATTGTAACCTTCTAATTGTAGTTCTTTAATCAATCGAGGTTCAGCACAATCGGCTAATATTAAATCATCTTTTGTAACTGTTTGCTCAAGAAAAGTAATTATGTCGGGAGTACTCATTCCCTTCCTATGTAGTTTTAATTCTGTATAGATGTTATTCTTATCTGTAGCAATCTTAACCAATGTCGTTGGATCGTTTACATATCCGAAATCCATTCCGTAAATTGATGGAAGGGAATCATCGAATGGTCCTATTTTCCAGTCCTCAATTACACATCCTTCAGCTCTATCTAGCCATCCACCTAAAACAATATTCTCATACCGTTTAGGCTTTCTTATTTTCATTTCTTCAAATGATCTTATGATGTCGTTTGGTACGAAGTCCAGGCAATCTAAATAAGATGTATGAATATAACAAACATTATCTTTTACACCATTAAAACCAGCTTCAACGCCTTTTGATTCGAAGAACTCTTTAAATATCCAATGCTCTTTAGTTACAGGGTTTAGTATTAATACTTTTATGTTTGGTTCTGGGCTTGTGTTATTGTTACCCCTAATAGATAAACTAACTTTTTCGTATGTATCAAAGTCTGGTATTTCTTCAGCTTCTTCAACTATTAAACTACTGAAATCTTTTAAAGATTTTAAAGATGCTGTTTGTACATTTGATCCTGTTTTAAACCCTTTGAATACTATTTTAGAATCGTTTTGTGTTGATTCTATTCTATTTATAGTAATGTTAAAAGCGGCATCCCATCCTAATAATTTAATCTTTTCTTCTACCTCTGGAAATGTGGAATCCTTACCAGATACATTAGTATATCTACCGTATAAGATACGATGGTTTAACCTTGCAGCCCAATTAACAGCCGCAATAGCAACTGTATAAGACTTAGAACTAAAACGGCCACCTGTAACAATGTAAGTATCTATTCCATTAGGTCTTTTAAATAATGGTTGATATTTATCGCTTATTTTTATCTTCACTTATAAACTCGATTAATGGCGTTTGAATAAACATAGCTCCTTCTTGTTCTATTATTTGAGGGGCTTTTCCATACAACTTCTCTGCAATATACTGTTGCCCTCTTGGTGTCTGAGCAAAGTCTTTAATAAATTCCACTTGTGCTTCTTCATCAGTTTCTTTACTGTAAAGCAATCTTATTGCCTTCTTAATTATAAAATTAACGTGTTCACTTTCTTTTTTTTTAGGCTTACCTGATCCAGCTCTAGCCCCACCATGCCCGTTTTTTATTATCTCTGCTTTTCCCCCCATCTTGATAAAAATTTGATATCTTCAAATATAATCATTTTATTTTTAATGGTTAATCTAATCTAATTGTATGCTTTGATTTTGCGAACCATTTAAGTGCGAACCAAAGCGAGGTTAAATATACTGTTAAAATTATTATTAGTGTTATCATAGTTTCTATTTTTTAGTTTGTTAATCCTATTCCTAACAAGCCGCGATATAACACCGAAAAGGCGTTACATACGCTTAATGTTAGCCACAATTGTTTGCTTCAAAATCTTTTAAAAATCTATTCACAATATTCTCTCTGTCTTCTCCATCTCCATAATCTATCCATTCCAACAACGCAAACAACAGTTCACTTCGTTGGCTAACATTATGTAAACACAATAATTTTAACTTAGCTTGGTGGTAACCATTAAGTAATTCAATTAAACTTTCTTTTATCCCATTGTCAAAGCCTATAATTAAGTCTGTTTTATCTTTCGCTACTATATTTCTGTTTTGTAAAAATTCCGTTGGTGTCATATTTTCGTTTTTAAATCGTTAAAATTTCTGTGTTTACATTTAGCGTTAGGTTTAATACCTGTACAATTCATTATGTGCTTTAATTGATATTTTATTATTACTAACTAAAGCCCATCCTTTGCAATTACCGTAATTACAATTACAAGGTAAAACTACTTGTGTCTTTAACAAAACCTCTTCCTTTATATTTGAGTTCTCGCAATATTGTTTTAAAAATTCTTCTTTTGTCATCTCTCTTATTTTTATATTATTAAACTAAACCTAACACTTTGTATATGGCATTAAAACGACCACATACAATACACGTTACCTACAAGTGCTTAATTCAGTTCATTAAACAAAGTTGGTGGTTCATTATCTTTTTCTTCTTTTTTTTCTTCCACCCTTTTTTTAGCAAGTTTATAGTAAGTTTCATCTAATTCAATACCTATCCCATTTCTTTCAGTTTCAACACAAGCAACCATTGTGCTACCGCTTCCCATTGTAAAATCTAAAATTGTATCACCTTTTTTACTGTATGTATTTATTAAGTATCTCATAAGTTCTAATGGCTTTTGAGTTGGGTGTTTCACTTTCTCATTACTACTATTTACAATGCCATTTATATTTATTACAGTACTTGGGTATTTCATTTTATTGTCAAACCTATTACCAGTTTTGCCCTTGCAGCTTCTGTGGTCAGATTTTGTTGTTTCCTTGCTTTTGTATGCAAACCTTTTTAATTCTTTTTCTGTTCTCTTTATCATTTGTGGATAGTAATTTATTACATCATTAGAAAACACAATTATTTCTTCGTGTGCTTTCATTGGTTTGTATTTTGCGTTTGCAAATCCACCAGTCATTTTTTTAGACCATATCCAATCATATTTATAACCTTTTAAGTTGCTCATTCGTAATGTAGAAGAAAATGGCTCGCTTCCAAATAATACAATAGCACCTTTACTTTTTATAACCCTATTTAATTCGGGCCACATCAAATCAAAATCAATAACACTATCCCACTTGCAGTCAGTTGTTCCGTAGGGTATATCAGTAATAATAGCATCAATACTATTATCTTTAATCGTTTTCATTACTTCAAGGCAATCGCCTAATCTTAAATCTATCATATATTTTAATTTTTCAAATTAATTTTGCCACCGCTCAAAATAAAAGCAACTAACATACGCTATATTTCACCGAAAAAGCGTAAACATAGCTTAACGTTAGATATTCCCTAAAGCCTTATCAATATACTTTCGATTACTTG